CACATTGGAAATAAATTTTCTCACATGGATACAAAAGATAATTGGATTCGTTTAAGTTTTTCATTTTATGATGAATTGGGATTACGTGAAGGTGCCAAACGTTTAACAAAATGCTATATTGGGTTTTTAAAACAACACAACCTCATTAATTTAACAATAAATGGTTATAGTGGTAAATTGGGATCAAAAGTAATTGAATTAATTGATTCAAAAAAAGATAAAATTAATATTCATGGAAAATTAAACACTTCCAATAAAACATTTATACCTACAAATTACAATGATTTAATTTTGGATTTATCTGGCGCAAAAGGTCTAGACGAATTAGTAACAAAATTACTTGCCAATAAACATTATGTACCTTTATTAGTTGGTTCAACTGGAAATTTAAATTATGACAAGTTGGAATTATATGCAAAATATGCACCTGTTGCAATCATTTCTAATTTTTCGATTGGGATTCCATTATTACAAAAAATGTTTCAAATGGTTGATTTATCCAAATGGAAAATTCAGATTGAAGAGATTCATCATAAACATAAGATAGATGGACCGAGTGGGACAGCAAAAACACTTGGGTCATTTTTGAAAGTGGATGACTCAAATATTTCCTTTAAACGTGAAGGTGAGATATTTGGTATTCATCGTGTCACTATGGAAAATGACGACGAAAAAATGGAATTTATTCATGAAGCTAAAACACGTGATATTTTTGCCAAAGGCGCAATCGAATATGTCAAATGGCTTATTGATAAACCAACTGGAATTTATTACGATATGAATGATTATAGCAGTGCCACAAATACATCTACTAATCTTCACACTCGAATGAGTGGAAGTGGTAATATTTTTAATATTGTAGAAGAAAAATTTATCTCCGATAAAAATTTAGAATATTATTGTCAATTAAATAATGTGGATGGCTTAATTACATATCGTTTATCTAAAAATTCAAGTTCAAATTCACGTCATGATTTTACATGGAAATATTATAATCGAGATATGTCATTAGTAAAAATGTGTGGTAATGGTTCTCGATGTATTGCAAAATTTGTATCAGATCTAATTGGAAAAACGAAATTACATTTTCTTAATGAATTTAGCAAAATAGAACAATTCGCAACAATTGAGCATGGCATTGTGAAAGTAACTATGCCTAAATATACATCGTATTCACCACTCGCAAATGCTTATTATATTGAAGTAGGTGTTCCTCATTATGTCGAGTTCATGAAACATATTAAAAATGTGGACCTAAAAAAAAAATATCAAACCTTACAAAAGGATGGTCTGATGTGTAACTTGAATATTTATGAAATTTTAAATGATGTTGTGTATATTCGTACTTTTGAAAAAGGTGTAGAACGCGAAACAGGTGCTTGTGGAAGTGGATGTGTTGCAGTCGCATATAATCTCTTTAATCGCCAAATTGATGATGGTATAAATGCACCTGTAAAACTGACAAAAATTCCATTTATAACGAGTAGCGGCGAAAAAATTGAAGTTACACATGAAAACAACCGTGTTTATTTGGCTGGTCGTGTTTGTTATTTATAAAAAATTATTATCATAACAAATTAATCATTTTAGTTTATTTTTTTATTTGTTGGTTTTGGTTTTCTGATTTTTTTTATATATGTCATCATTTTTTGTGACATACCTTTTCTATTGTAATTATATCTTGGAGTAAATCCACTTAAATAATATTCTAAATCTGATTTGGATGTCTCAACGGATGAATTATTACTATGTGACATGAAATTATTATGTTTATTTGGTTTAATCACTGAATTTCCAAAATCAATGATATATATTTTATTTTTTTTATTCAAATCATTATTTGTTATTAAAATATTTGAAAAATTAAGATCATTATGAAATATACCATGATAATGTAGATTTTTGATTATTTTCATAATTTGACGATGTAAATATTTCCACTCATTAAAACTTCCTCTAAAATTCAATAAATCTGAAATAAAATTAATTTTTGAAAAAACTAAAATGATTAATTTGTTATAATTATATAAACCATCAATATCTTCGTATTGCTCTTCTTCTTTTTTAATTTTTTCCATTTTTTCCATTTCAGTTTTAAACATGGTTCCTTTTTTACAAACAAAACCATCGATTAGTGTTGGAATGTTTATATTCAATTTCATTTTTTTGATTTTTTTATTGATGGATAACTCATCGAATAAAGAAAGTGTCGACATTGGAACTTTTTTGGCAATATGACTGGCTTTTTTAGAATGCATAAATCCTATCTTTATGAAAACACTCTGATTTTTATAAATACCATCAATCATAAGAGCATCCGTGGATTGGTCTGTTATAAATTTTTTTTTATTAAAACTTGTTTAAAAAACTCGTCTGCATTCATTTATATATAATCAAGACAATATTTTTCAACATAACAGATATGATAAAAATATAAAACAGATTCAACAATCCTATTTACAATTAAACCAAATGTTACAAATAAATAAACCAATCTTCAATTATTTACTTGGCAATAAACAACTAGAATTTGATCAGTTTATAGACATTATAGCAACAACTGATGGTAATGAACATAATATTTTGTAGGAAAATAGTGATTATTATTATTATTATATACATTGGGAAGGTAGCTAAATTAATTGGGGAAATATTCTCCGCTTAAAAATAAAAAAAAATTTGAACTTGAATAATTCTCTACAAAACTCTTTTTATTTTAGAAACAACTAACTATAAACATGGATCCTGGAGTATATACAGTTTTAATGACACCTTTTCGTGCTGAAAATTTATCTGAAGTTCATTTGGAAGATTATAACAAATTAATTGATCACCAACTCACTGCCAAAATAGATGGTGTGGTTGTTTTGGGAACCACTAGTGAATCCCCTACATTAAATGACAATGAAAAAAGATTTTTGGTTGAACAGGTTTGGTGGAAATGTAAAAATAAAACTAAAGTTGTTGTGGGTATTGGTGGTAACAACACGGCAAAATGTATTGAATTTGGAAAGTTAATTGAGGATAAATGTGATTATTTAATGGTTACTGTGCCAAATTATAATAAACCAAGCCAAGAGGGAATCATTCAGCATTTTACCACAATAGCAAACGCATTTCCATCAAAACCAATTATAATGTATAATATTCCATCACGTTGTGGTGTAAATATGTTACCATCGACAGTACAATCAATCGCGAACAATTGTGATAATATAGTGGCAATTAAAGAAGCATCTGGATCGTTAAATCAAATGATTGAAATTAGGCATTTATGTCCAACATTACAATTGTTTTCTGGTGATGATAATTTAATTCTTCCAGTATTAGCAATTGGTGGTGTAGGGGTCATCAGTGTTGCTGGAAATATTATTCCAGATGTGATGAAAAATATTGTTGAAAATAGCAATTTAAAATTATTTTATAAATATTTGGGATTTATAAAATCATTGTTTGTCCAGACAAATCCAGTTCCTGGTAAGGCTTATTTACAAAAATTGGGTATTTTTAACTCTGATGTGCCACGCTTACCTCTTATAAATTTAACAAGTAAAAATGAAGTTTTGATTGATGAAATTTATCATAATTTAGTGAAAAATAATAATGAAAGCACTATGGAAAATAAAAACTGTCTATAAATTAAAGATAAAATGAATTCTAAATCTTTTTTATTTATAATGGATCCAATTAACAATCAGAAAATTAATGTTTTTACAAAAGTTGGGAGAAGAATATTAAAACGATATATTTACCAATATTTACAAAAAGGTTCAGGTTTTGGTATGTTATCTACATATCAAGAACAAAAACGACGAGAACAAGAAAGACTACGACAGTTAGATATTGGCATTAATAAAAAAGGTCTAATTACATATGGTTTTGAAAGTGGAAATGATGAAAACGATGATACCGAAAGTAGTGACAATGGTGACAATGGTGACAATAGCGACAATAGCGACAATAGTGACAATGGTGACAATGGTGACAATGGTGAAAGCGATATTAATGATATTGAATTTGATTTTGATAATGACAATGTTAATGACAATAATAACAACAGTGACCCAAAACTATATGTAATTGGTTGTTTGAATGAAATACTTGTATTTGATGAACCAGAAAATAAAGTTGGAAGAGCAAAAACAATAAAGGATAAAGTAAAACATGTACAATGTACATATTCACAAATAAAAAAAGATAAATTAAAAGATAAAAATTGCCATCAAGATGAAAATCTCGTTTTTGTCTCACATGACAATAAATGTTTAGATTTCGAAACACCATTGATCGATCGAAATGACAAAATAAAGAAAAAATTAAGAACAAATATTTGGCAAAATATTTTAGGTAAAATTGGAGAGCTGGAAGCAAAAAATGTCGTAATGGTTTCCCATCATAATTTAATTAAAAAAGTTTTATTACCATTCAGTGATAAAACCTATGGATTGGCAAATTGTAGTTGCATAAAAATTATAATTAATAAAGGCCAAGTCACATTAAAATTAGTTTTCAGTGGGTTTCCAGACAAAATAGATCATTATAATTATATTCAAAATAATGAAACTTTAATGGATGTTGTTAATTATGGATTGGAAAAGGGATTGAAAAATGTGGTTTCTTCATTCAGTAATCTCAATACCACGATTTATTTAGTTCGTCATGGGAATGCCATGCATAACAAACCAATTGGAGAAATATATGGTGTGTTTAATCCAAAACCATTTGATTCATCATTGACACCAATGGGTGTATTTCAAGCTTACATATTTGGGCAACATCTACAACCTGAACTTCAAAATGAAAAAGTGTTTTATTTTTGCTCTAATTTACGCCGAACACAAGAAACCGTGATGACTATTCGTGAACAAATTGAAGGTGATAAATATCCAGACAGTTTAAAACAGTTTAACGCAAAAATGCGAGAACATGGTGTTTTAAGAATATTAAGAGATATGAAAAATAAATCATTTGATAAAATGATTGAACTATTGGTAACAGACAAAGAAAAAATCGAACAGAAATTGAAAGATAAAATTAATTACAACAAATTACCTGAAAAATATGGCACTGAACAGTTCAAAGAATATATATCAAATCAATACCCAAACCAAATTAATAATTAAATATCACAAATACATTTGGTCGTATCCCTTTATATTCTACATGATTTGAACAACCCCAATGCAAAAAATGCTCAAACCGCATTAAAAGACTTACAAAGATGAGCTTGAAAAAGAAATTGCTAATGCAGAAACTAATAATAATAGTATTAGAAGTCAACATTTAGAAAATATACTAAAAAGATTAAATAGCAAAAAAAACACCTCAATAAATAATATATTAATAAGCCACATAAATTTTTTTTGGGATTCTATTGGATTCCATAAAAAATTAATTTTTTTATGTTACATACATTAAATTCATATCTTGTTTTCACTTTACTTAGTTGTAAAGCCATTGCCCACTACGATTATACTCTTGTTGTTGCGCCATTTGCCGTTGTGCCAGTTGCTGTTGCATCATTTGCTGCTGCATCATTTGCTGGTGAGTCATCTGTGGCATTTGAACCATTTGTGGCATTTGTAGCATTTGTAGTTGTTGAGATATTGACATCAACCATTGCTTTGGTACAAGAACCATTTCATTTTGTGTCATTTCTGGCTGTTGTACTTTTACTTCCTCAACAGATTTTTTTTTGCGTCCTACTGCCTCATCGTGTTCTGGCGTCTCATCACGTTCTGTTGCCTTACGTTTTGTTGTTACAGTGGTTGTTCCATGACTAACTGGTTGGTGAGTAATCGATGATGTTTCTGGTGTCTTAGATGGTTTATCAAATTTATTCCAAATAAAACCGACCATTGTTAACATTTTAATTCGATAAATCGCCAATTTACCTGTGCGATATGATTTACGCTGTGTGGAAATCCAACCACCCAAACCAATGTATCTTGCGTGATCGATTTTTGTTGATTTGTCATTTAGCATTCTTTTGCTGCCAATTAGTGTATCAACATTGTCAATACCATATTCACCAATAAATTTGACATACAAGTCATATTTTTTTTGCCATTTTTCTTGGTAAGTCATTTTAGGAAGCATTGTTTGGTTCATTTATATAGAAAAGGGTGAGTTTTTTAAAATTTAGAGTTGAAATTTATAATTGGAATTAGCTGTTGGAATTTAGAGTTGGAATTTAGAGTAGGAATTTAGTTGATTGATACAAAAATATAGGGTACTGATAAAAAATCAAATTTTTTTTGAAATCCACTTGAATCCCATAAAAAATATGATTCACCTTTGCTATAAACAATTTGCTTGATTTTCTATATCCACATTCACGTCCACATTGGAACCAGTTTTTTCATCGTTATTATTCTTCTCATCTTTTTTGATACAATTCATAAACATGGAAGACATCCCAACTAATAAAGCAAAAGCTCCTACACCTAGACACACATTTTCAAAAATTGTTTGACATGGTGAGCAAGTGGGACATGGCGGACAACATATATTTCCATTATTATCAGAAGAACATTCTGAATCTGATTCGCTAAGTAATGGAACAGTTGGAGATTCCATTTCTACTGTTTGATCGCCGAATTCACTAAATATAGGTGTGTTTGGTGGAGCATTTTGTTTTTCTGTAAAAATTTCAATTATTTTAGTTGTTGTTGACAATAATTTGTCATCTTGATCCCTTTGGTCATCTTGATCCCTTTGGTCATCTTGATCCCTTTGGTCATCTTGATCCCTT